GTATCGCAGGCTCGGTTCCTTGCAAAGAGAATTAAAAAGTACTTAAACTTACCTACCACACTTGTAACAGATGATGTAGAACGTGTTGTAAAATTTTACAACGGAAAAGAAGTATTTGATAAAATTGTTTCATCATCTATAGAATATAAAAATCGTAAAACATATCAAGACGGAAGTTTATCTAAAAAAGTATTAGAGTTTAAAAACTTTAATAGAAGTGATAGTTACGACTTAACTCCTTATGATAGAACTTTAGTGTTAGACACTGACTACATTGTAAGCAATGATTTACTTGCACATGCAATGACGTTACCGCACGAACTTATGATGTATAAAAAGTCAATGGATATTAGTGGTTGGAGAGATACAAGTGAGTTTGAATTAATTAGTGAAACATCAATAGACTTTTGGTGGGCGACATGTATTATATTTGATAAGTCAGATCGCAATGAAGCATTTTTTAATCTTGTAAAACATATAAAAGAACATTACGAACACTATCGTAACTTGTATCAAGTTACAACAACAGTATTTAGAAATGATATTGCATTTAGTATTGCAAATCATATTATGGGGTATACAAAAGAATTACCCGGTAAAATGGTTTATAGTACAGGCAAAGATATATTACAAAAAATTAAAGACGATTCATTTACACTACTTGTAGAAAAACAAGATCGTATAGGAGAATATACGTTAATTCGTACACAAGGTATAAATTTACATATAATGAACAAGTTTAGTTTAGGAAGGGAAATTGCTAATGCCTAATTTTACTTTCCTTGCACAAAATAGTGAATACAATTATATACGTCAAGCAGAATTATTAGCATTGAGTATTAGGAAAACTAATCCAGATAGTAAGATTTGTTTAATTACTAATGACAATGTAGAGCGTACAGAACTATTCGATGATATTGTACCTATACCGTGGGAAGATAAAGCAGAAGAACACAAGTGGAAAGTTCAAAACCGTTGGAAGATATACCATGCATGTCCATATGACAGTACATTTGTATTAGACACAGACATGTTAGTGTGTCATAACTTATCTAATTGGTGGAACTTAATGCAAAATTATGAAGTTTTCTATACAACAAACGTTACAGATTATAAACAATGTAAACTTAATGCAACATATTATAGGAAAATGTTTGAAGCAAACAACTTACCCAACATTTATGTTGCATTGCACTACTTTAAAAAGTCTGACTTTGCAAAAGAGTTTTATCATGCATTAGAATACACAATGAAACACTGGGAAGAGTGTTATGAAAAGTATGCACCCAAGCGTATGCAAAAGATTGCCAGTGTAGATGTATGTACAAGTATTGCAATTAAGATGTTAGGTGTAGAAAACAAAGTTACAAACAAGACTTTAGCGTTTCCAACTTTTGTACATATGAAACCTTATGTACAAACATGGAAAACACAAACAAAGAAATGGCAAGATCGTGTAAGTTGTTTTGTTAACAATGAAGCACAGTTAAGAGTTGGTGGTCATTTACAAGATACAGTGTTTCATTACACTGAAAAAGATTTTACGGATAAGTTTTATGACAGATATGCATAAAGATGAAGTACAAACATATATAGAGTTTGATTCTAAGACAGGAAGTATCCTAACGATTACTTCATACCCAACAAAACAGCATATTGAAGTAGATCCAAAAGCAGTAGCAGGACTATTAGACGGCTCGGAAAACTTCTTACACTATAAAGTTCAATTTAATCCAACATCAACCATGTATGAACTTGTTAATGTACATGAAGAAGAACGTTTTGAATACAATGTTAACAATAGTATATACAAGATACCTAATAATATAGAAGCAGACATTAATGTTATTAAAAATTACAAAACTAAAACATGGCAACTACAGTTTGGTACACTATTTGCTAAAACATTAGAAAAGAATACTGTAACACTACAAACGATTAAGAATTTTAGTGTTGTAGATAAAAACGATCCATATAAACTGCATAGAACATTAAAATTTAACTTGTCAGATGCAAATTTAGACTTGCAATTTGACCAAGATGATGTTATAATAAAACAATACGACTTATATACTAATAAGTTGTTCAATAGTTATAGCACAGGAGTCATAAATGATTAAAATCGCTGAACAGGATATTATCTTTTTAAGTTATGACGAGCCTAATGCTGAAGAAAACTGGGCAGACCTAAAACGCAAAGTGCCGTGGGCAAAACGTGTACATGGTGTAGAAGGTTCTGACGCCGCACACAAAGCCTGTGCAGACTTATCCGATACAAAACACTTTGTTACTGTAGACGGTGACACTATTATTGATCCTAAATTTATAGAAGTAGTGTTAGACTTAGACAAATTAGGTGTAGATGATGATTACCAGTTTAGTTGGTGTGGTAAAATTGATGTCAACGGACTAATGTATGGTAACGGCAGTTTAAAAATGTGGACTAAAGAGTTTGTTAAGAATATGCAAACACATGAAAACACAGACGGAACTGATCAAACAAGTATTGAGTTTTGTTACTTTGACAACTACTATCAACTTAATCAAAACTACTCAACAAGTATTATAAGTTCAACACCACAACAAGCATGGAGAGCAGGTTTCCGTGAGGGTGTTAAGATGAGTTTAGATCAAGGTAAAGTTATTAAAGACTTTAGTGAACTATGGTGGCAGAATTATCATAGATTACTGGTGTGGATGCAAGTGGGTGCAGATGTTACAAATGGATTATGGAGTATTATGGGTGCAAGAGAGGGTTGTTATAAAACAATGCTTACTGATTGGGACCATACACAGACAAGAGATTTTGAATACTTAAACAAATACTGGAATGACTTGTACGATTCGTTTGACAAAGGACAATGTGAAGAAGAGATATTTAATCTTGGCGAACATTTACAAAACGCATTTGACTTACCGATAAGTACACGAGCATTAGACAAAGAGCAAAGCAAGTTTTTTAAACATGTTTATGTAAACGGAGATAGGGTAATTAGACGAAAATGAAAATTAGATACTATCATAATATTAACGGATGGCGATGGTTAGGATTTTTTCTTGCTATGGCGTCTGCATTTATTTTAAGTGGAGGTGATCCTTCTTGGCAAGCCATAGGCTGGGGTGTTGCATGTTTTAGTTGCATCATTTGGATTTATATGGGTTGGAAAGATGGTGACACACCAAGAGCATTAATGGAATTATTTTATTTGGTACTTGCCATGCGTGGAATTTATAACTGGATTCAATGAGCGAAGTAGAACAAATTAAAAAAATAATGCCAGAGGCAGATAAAATCTCGCCTACATTCTGCTTGGCTAAATGGCACCATGTAACAATATATTTGCAAACAGGAGAAACACACAGTTGTTATCACCCTGCTCCGCATAAAATACCACTCGAAGGTTTAATTGATAATCCAAGTCAATTACATAATACTCCGCAAAAGAAACAAGAACGTAAACAAATGCTTGCCGGAGAGAAGCCAAGCGGTTGTCAATATTGTTGGAACATTGAATGTATGGGTAAAGACTACATCAGTGATAGGCATATTAAAACAACAAGTATATACACACCTAAACGTATCGAAGAGATAAAAAACAATCCGTGGGATTATAATATTAATCCTGAATACATTGAAGTAAACTTTAGTAATGAATGTAATTTTAAATGCGGATACTGTCACCCTAAATTTAGTAGTAGATACTTTAATGAAATTAAAAAAGAAGGTCCGTACACAGATGTATCAGCACACCGTAATGACATTGATTGGTTTGAACTTTATGAAGAAGAAACTAATCCATATGTAGAAGCATGGTGGAAGTGGTGGCCTGAAGTTAGTAAGACACTAAACATCTTACGTATTACTGGTGGCGAACCTTTAATGCACAAAAGTACTTGGCGTTTGTTTGATGAACTTGAAGCAAATCCTAAACCTCATATACAAATTGAAGTAAACAGTAACATGGGTGTTAAGGAATCTCTTGTACACAAACTTGTAGAACGTGTGAAAGAACTTAAAGCAAAGAACTGTATAAGAAGTTTCAAACTATACACAAGCATAGACACTTGGGGACCTAAAGCAGAATATACAAGACGTGGATTAGATATTGAACTATGGGAAAAGAATTTAGATTACTATCTAACTGAACTTGGTTATCCTGTAACGTTTATGATTACATTCAATTTGTTTGCTGTAACAAGTTTTGATTTGCTTCTTAAGAAAATACTTGAATGGCGTAAAAAATACACAAGAGCAAATGCAGGTATACAATGGCAAAACATTAGATTTGATACTCCGTACTTAAAAGAGCCAATACAGTTTGACATGAACATATTGCCTAAAGAACAGTTCATTCCGTACATGACAAGGCACCTACAGTACATCGGAGATAACGTTGATGACAGTGACCGCCATAAGTTTAGTTTGTTGGAGTATGAGCGTTTTAGACGTGTTGTAGACTATATGCGTACAACTACCTATGATGATAAGAAGTTAGCAATAGGACGTAAAACTTTTTACAATTGGTTTACGCAATATGACAAACGTAGCAATAGCAACCTTGTTGAAACGTTTCCTGAACTTAAAGAATTTTATGATTCTTGTAAACCTTAGCCGCAAGTGTTTGATTGTGTGTAAGCACATCGTCCATTTCAATAAGCATATCTTTACACTGCTCAATACTCATTAATTTTATACTATCTAACAAGTAACGTATTTTATTCATACGTTTGATATGGTCTTCTTCAGTATCATAACTTTCGTCCCAACTGAATGTTTTAAATCCTAACTTGCGGATATATTCTAATGTGTAAGGCGGAGCAACGCAAACAAACGGGCGTTTGTGTATCATTGCATTAACAGTTTTTTCACTAAAATTTCCTGTTGGTTGATAGAAGCGTGTTTCGTTTGCAACTACACAAAAACTCTTTGCGTAATACTTAGATAGTCCTGCTGGACCATTTAAGTTTCCTTCAGGCCATTTTTTATGTGCAGGATCTACACTTTGTAATTCTGTATCAATACTTAATGGAGGATTACTAAACGCCCAACTATAATAACCTGGAGTGTCTTGTAGGTGTTCTATTATTAAGCGTCTGTGTAAACTGTAACGCCAATTAGGACAGATAAAGTGTTTGTCAATATCATTATTAACTGTAAGCACACCGCCATTAAACTGATTGCGTAAAAATATATCAAAGCATTTTAGTTTAAACGGATAATCTTTTATATGTTTCTCTACATTATAATCACAGGTGTATACAGTAATCTCTACATCTTTTAGTGTTTCACTAAATGCTAATATACTGTCTAACTCATCAGCATAAAGATTTTCACCACCTTTGAATTCACTAAAGAAATCTCTGTTATGCTTTTTGCCAACTTCGTATAAACTTAACGGCTCGTACAAATATATGCTGAGTGTTTTAAGTTTCTTTGCTATCTTAGGAGTAAGAGGAAACTTATCAAAGTTTATTTTGTTTGTACCAGTAAAAATAATAAAAGGCTCTTTAGGAAACCAATGTTCAAACAGTTCATTAAACATTGAGCCTAACTTGGTAGACTTAACAGGTAAGTTACCCCAGAAAATATCTTGTGAAAACATTACCAGTAGGTGCCAGTAATCTGTAAAGTGTATCTTGAATCAACACCAATGTTGCTGGCCGCATGTGGTACTTCAGGATGCCATAAAACAAACTCACCTGCTTTCCAATTTACAAGTGCAGTACTATCTACTTCAAAGTAGTGTCCTGGTTTCCAATCTTCTAAGAATACAATAGCACGTCTTACATCTTCATGCTTCTGATTAAAAACTTTACAATATGTATTATAATGATCAACATGGGTAGGCATAATATCTAATGTATCCATTTTATAAAATACAAATCCACAGTTTTTTAAGTTTAATAATTGTGCAACTTGTTCAGCATAGTCAGGCATAGGATTACGACTGTCATACATTTTACCTGTTGTAGTTTCATGCGTATAACCTTGCTCACGCCACGTATCAGACTCAGCACCTGTAATAGGTTGTCTAACGTAATTAAAATATTTGTATCCTTCGTCCCATAGTACAGGGCATTTACCTTTAGTCCACATCTCTTTTTACATCCAATGTTACGCAGTGAAAGCCACCGCCAAGTGTACGTTGATGTCGCATTGGTAACATAGCACACTCTATTCCTTGGTGCTCAAGGAGATGTCTTAGATCCTCTTGGTGTTCTTCTAATGCAACTAACTTTGTATTTACACTAAACAAATTCATGTTAATCCATGTACTTGCATTACACCATTTAGGAAAGTGACCAATGTCTACAGGTTCAGGACACCATATAATATCCCAATTTCTAAATGGCTCAGGCAAATCTTCTCTTACTTTTATTCTACTTGGATTAACAAGTAATAACCCTTCACGCAAAAATGCAACAGTACTGTCAATGTGCATATAACTATAAACGTCTTGCAGTAGATTTACTTTAGCAGTAGAACCTAAAGCCCCTTGTAATAAGTTTGCACCTAACTTGTTTGCACTATTACTAACCAAGTATAGCAGTTGATCGTTTGCACGAATAATATTAGCGGCATCAAATGCAGGACTGTATTCATTGAGTGCTAAAATATCTTTATTGCCAATACAGTCTTTGTTGTATAATTGACTTTCATTGAAGCAACGTATTTCTTTAGGATTATCTAAATGATGTTGAAATGCTCTCCACTCACCCTTTCTTGCTCGTATAGGCATCGGTGTAGCAAGTGTTAGATTACCGTGTACAAGTACACTATCTCTTGGACAGTAGTTATAGTAATTACAATTTGTTTTCTCAGGACGTACAACTTCTACATTTTCTGCTTGTAAAAATTCTACAAATGTTTCTAAGTCTTCATTTGCTTCTTCAATAACCTTATTTGGATAAGGTCCTTTGATAATTTCTGTTTCGTCTAACTTATCAGCAAAGTTTACACAGCGTAAACTAATATCAATATCATCAGGTATCTTTGCATGATCTGCAACTCCAACTATTACTTTTCTAAGTTGACCCCATTCGTTTGTATTCATTTAAAAACTTTCATATCAGGCAAGTATGGATAGTCATCGCTACTCCAAATTTTCTGTTCTTCTTCTTTTACTGTTTTTAACAAGTCAATACCTTGTGCCGCAGTTTCAGGAGTCATGTAATAATGATAACCTATGTATTGAATGTCTTGTTCGCCCCATGGCTTGTCGTCAGTCCTACCATCATGTGCCATTGCTTTTAAAATATCATAATCATTCTGTGTGCTACAAAGTATTGCACCACCTCGTCCAAGTCCTAACATTTTTTTATATTGAAAACTTAAACACTTAAAAGTATCTGGCAAATAACTACCACGTTTGAAACTAACAGCACCATCAATAATTCTTGTGCCACCTAATACATATTCTTCTTTCCAAGAAGCATCAAGGAATTCCCACTTGATGTTTAACTTCATTAGTGTAAAAGGAATACTGATATATGTTCTTGCAGGTATCTTTACTTGGTCGGGTTGCAAGTAACGTAGGCAAAGTTCGATAGAATGAGTACAACTATCCGTTGCTACAGCAAATGGTGCATTGTAATAGTCTGCAATGCTTCTTTCAAACTCTTTGACGGTTTCAAACATACACATATTTATGTGCGTAGTTAATAAGTAATAGTGTGAGTGAAACTATTGATTTATGCAATTGGTCTGAAGATTGGAGCCTTAGCCGGTTCCAAAGTCTGCACCAGTGCGGTTACAAGGAGATATCATGAAAATTGGATTTATTGGGGTAGGTAAATTGGGCATACCTTGTGCAGAGGAAATAGTTAAGAAAGGGCATACAGTTCAAGGCTATGACATTACAAATGTTTATAGTGAATTGATTGATCAAAAAGAATCAGTCTGTGAAGCAGTAACTGGTGCAGATATCGTATTTGTTGCAGTGCCAACACCACACCACCCTGACTATGACGGCAGACGTCCAACAAGTCATCTTGAACCTAAAGACTTTGATTATAGTATTGTAAATGAGGTTCTTGAAGAAGCAGATATGTTTATGACAAAAGATCAACTGCTTGTTCTTATTAGTACAGTATTACCAGGTACAACACGTAGAGAATTTGTACCACGTGTTACGCACACACGTTTTGTATATAATCCTTATTTAATTGCAATGGGTACTGTAGGTTGGGATATGATTAATCCAGAGATGGTAATGATAGGCACAGACGATGGTAGCGAAACAGGTGATGCAAAACAACTAAAAGAATTTTATCAAAGCATTATGGAAAATGATCCACGTTATGTTATAGGAACATATGACGAGTGCGAATGTATTAAAGTATTTTACAATACATTTATTTCAACTAAATTAAGTCTTGTTAATATGATTCAAGATGTTGCACAACGTCAAGGTAATATTAATGTTGACGTAGTAACAGATGCACTTGCACATTCAACGCAACGTATTATGAGTCCAATGTACATGACAGCAGGTATGGGCGACGGTGGCAGTTGCCACCCAAGAGATAATATTGCATTACGTTACATGGCAAAAGAATTAAATTTAGAATATGATATCTTTGACAGTATTATGACAGCAAGAGAAGTACAAGCAAAAAATCTTGCAATGTTTGTTATTGAAACACAAAAGAAATATGGCGGAGGTATTTTTCTAAATGGTATTTCATATAAACCAGGAGTACCATATGTTGATGGTAGTTATGCGTTACTTGTAGATCATTATATAAGAGAAGCAGGAAAAACAACTATTGCTATTGATCCACTTGCAAGTGAAATGCCAAGCCATGAAGCAAACCTTGGCGGTATAGTTTTACTTGCTCACCCAACCCCATACTTAGATTATGCTGAGGATACTGTGTTTATTGATCCTTGGAGGAAAATGAAAAAGAATTCTAAGTATCTTGTACTACAATACGGAAACACAAGATAATGTATTACAGTAAAGATCATCCATTATTATATTTTCCCGGTAAGGCTGGTAAGAGTCTGCATTGGTATTGTGGAGATGATAAAGAAAATTATAAAGAACATAACAAAGAAGGTTGGCACTATCATAATACTGCTGACAAGTTAGAATATAACTTTAATAGCCTTGGATATCGCACAAAAGAATTAACGGGTCTTAATCACGATTATATTTTAGTGTTCGGGTGCAGTTATACTGAAGGAGTAGGTTTATACGAAGAAGAAATATGGTGTAATAAAATTGCACAAATGTATGGTTTAGACGTAATAAACTTAGCCAAAGCAGGCACAGGACCTGATATTATTGCGTTAAACACACATTTATTCGTGAAGAACAAAATAGTACTTCCTAAATGCGTCTTAATTCAATGGCCACACTCGTCAAGAAAGAGTTTTGCATACATAGAGAAAACACTTTTTCATGGCTCGCAGATACGATTAGAAGATAGAAATATTAATTTTACTCCAGACGGAACTGAAGAAGAATATGAAATGATGGATTCAAATTGGTATCATAAACGTTGGGCTCACGAACAAGGACAAATGAATTATGAAAATTTGTATCATTTAAATAGTGTAAACAATATATGGAACGCACTTGGGGTGCCTGTACATAATTGGACGTTCCAAGCAGACTTTAAAACAAAGTATGACAAGGATATGGTACAAACAGTAAAAACAAAGATGACTGGTCGTGCAAGAGATATGGCACATGATGGGTATGACATACACGATCAAGTTGTTGAACAAATAAAGGATAAAGTAAGATGTATGATATAGTCTTTATAAGTCATGGCGAAGCCAATGCAGAAAATAATTGGGAAATTTTGAGAAGCCAATTTCCTATGGCTAAACGTGTAAAAGACATTGACGGAATACATCAAGCACACATTGCCGCGGCTAAAAAATGTTTTACTAAAATGTTCTGGGTTGTAGATGGTGATGCAGAATTATCAAGAGGCTTTCAATTTGATTACGAGGTTTCCGAGTGGGATTTAGAAACAGTACATGTATGGCGAAGTATAAATCCGATTAATGACTTGGAATACGGGTATGGAGGTGTAAAGTTACTACCACGATCACTCACACTGAACATGGACATCTCTATACCCGACATGACTACAAGCATTAGTAATAAATTTAAAGCAATGCCAGAGATCAGTTGTATAACTGCATTTAACACAGATGCTCTTAGTACATGGAGAGGTGCATTTAGAGAATGCGTAAAATTAGCAAGTAAAACTATACCAGGTCAAGTAGACGAAGAAACAGAACAACGATTAACAACATGGTGTACAGTAGGTGCCAACAACGAGTTTGGCAAGTATGCTATTCACGGTGCCCAAGTAGGAAAACACTTTGGTACAGCACACAAAGATGATAAAGAAATTTTATATAAAATAAATGACTTTGAATGGTTAAAGGAGCAGTATGACGAATACAAAGATTCCATTTAAAGACATAGTAAGTCTCGGACAGAAAACAATGTTAGATACTAATCTATTCAGCGTTAGTTGGATCCTTGGCAGGTTCTGTAATTACAAGTGTAGTTACTGTTGGCCTTACGCTAACACCGACAAGCCAGACTATCAGGAATTAGAAGTTTATAAAACATCTATTGATGAAATCAAGAAACAAGCAAAAGCAAATGGCTTCGATAAATTTCATTTTAGTTTTAGTGGTGGCGAGCCTACAGCATACAAAGGCTTTTTAGATTTAGTTAATCACTATGAGGATTATGAAAGCGAATACCTAAGCATACACATGACAAGTAATTGTAGTCCAGCAAAGAAATGGTGGAAAAAGTTTTTAGATGTTACAGATGTTATGGACAGAAGAAGTATTACAGCAAGTTTTCATGCAGAATTTGCAGATGAAAAAGAATTCGGAGATAAACTTTTGTATCTCCAAGATGAAGGTGTACTTGTAACTATTAATCAAGTTATGGTACCCGAACTATGGGAGGAATATTATGCCAGAAGTAAAAGATTTATTGATAGAGGCTTACACGTCACTCTTAAACCGCAAAGTGATCCAACTGCATCGTTTGTGGTCAGTGGTTACACAGAGGAACAAAAAGAAATATTGCGTACCGAAAGCGAACAATCAGTCCACCAAGTCTCGCTTACGGATGTTAATGGAATAGAATATAGTATTGACCAAGCAGAACGCCTAAATGCTTACGGATTTAATAAATTTAAAGGTTGGGAATGTAACAGCGGATATCAAAGTTGCATAATTAGAAACAACGAAGTTAAACGTAGTTACAGTTGCCATGATCAACCTTTAGGCACGTTACAAGATGGATTTAGATTGTTTGATAAACCAATGCTTTGTATTACACCAACGTGTGTAAGCAGTGCAGATAGCAAAATACCAAAGAGGAAATTATGAACGTAGGAATAGCAGGATACGGTTACGTAGGCAAAGCCATTGCTGAGTGTATGAAAAACAAAAATACAGTTTTAATCAGCGATCATAAGTTTGGCCATTACGATGATTTACGAAATGCACAAGCAATTATTGTTTGTGTAAGTACGCCACGACGATCTGATGGAAGTTGTAACATGAATAACGTATTTGAAGTTATTCAGGAAGCACCAGATGTCCCTATTTTAATTAAGAGTACAATAAGTCTTGAAGGTTGGCGTATGCTACGAGATACATTTCCTGAAAAGCAGTTAACATTCAGTCCAGAGTTCTTACGTGCCGAAACAGCAGTAATAGACTTTGCAAATACAAAGACTGTGTTGTTAGGTGGTGACAGTACACACTTCTGGGCAGGCTTTTTTGTAGAACTACTTGGAACTATAACAGTAAAGCCAGCAGATCCTGAAGAATTAATATTAGCCAAGTATGCACGTAACAGTTTCCTTGCATTAAAAGTATCGTTCTTTAATCAATTAGAAGATCTTTGTAATAGTGCAGGAGTTAGTTCCGAACAAGTACGAAAATTTGTTGCAGAGGACGAACGCATAGGACATAGCCATTCAAATGTAACAGAAAAGCGTGGGTTTGGCGGCCATTGCTTTCCTAAGGACGTAGATGCACTAATACACCAAGCACAAGGGTACAATGCTGAATTTACATTGCTTCAAGAAGCAGTTAAATATAATAAGAAGATTAGAAATGAAAATTGATATTCAAGATATTAAGTTCTGGATGGACGCAATTCGCAATAGCGAAGATAAAGATCGTACATTAGAAACTTTTTGGGGTGGTCAAATACAATCTAAGTTATGGTTGATTAATACTATCTCAGAAAAGAACAAATTAATACGTAATGCTGAAATAGTTATACACGGAGGCTGGAACGGATTACTGGCAAGTATGCTATTCAACAGCGAAGTAGGTGTTAAAAAAATTATAAGTGTTGATGTTGATCCTGTATGCAAGGAAATTGCAACTACAGTAAACAAGAGATACGAAATGGAAGGTAAGTTTGAAGCAGTGACTTGTGATATGGTAGATTACAAATATGAAACAGAGCCTTATATTGTTATCAACACAAGTTGCGAACACATTACTCATAAAAAATACAAACAATGGTTAAACAATGTACCAGATTCCGCACAGGTTATTGTGCAAAGTAATGATTACTACGAATTAGAAGAGCATGTTAATTGCTATGACAGTTTAGATCAATTTGCAAGGAAAAGTATGTTGGAGATAGAAGTAAAAGATGAGATTCAATTACCTAAGTACAAACGATTTATGGTTATAGGGAAAAAGAAATGATACATAGACTTACACAATACGGTCAGCATATCGAATTAGACGTAACAACTGATCCAGAAATGTTAATTGCTTGGGCTAATGATTTTGAATGGCAAAAATATAATCCACGTAAAGATGTTAATCGTTGGGGATTAAGTGTTACAAGTTCAGACGGTACATTCAACGGTATTGATTTAGATAGTTTATACGAGTACAATAAAGAAAACAAAACATCATACAATGAAAAAGATTTTAACGTAGCAACTCCTGTACTAAACAAACAAATACATGATATACTTAAACCTTGGGACAAAGATTATTATAGAACACACTTTTTAAAGTTTGGTCCAGGAGGATTCTTTCCTCCACACAGAGATTGGAACTACCATTCGGGTAAAGCAGACAGTTTTAGATTGATTATGCCTTTACGTAATGTTAATCCTCCGTACTTTAATTTTGTATTAGAAGATAAAACACTACATTGGGAACCAGGTAGACTTTACTTTGTAGATACATTAAAAATGCACTATCTATTCAACAGTAGTTTTAATGATAGTTATTGGTTAATTGTAAATGTTGATTTAAATCCAGATACTATTCAAAGCACACTTGAAAGGATGAATCAGAAGTAATGTATAATTATCAGGACATAACGTCAATACATTTAGAAGTTACTTCTAAGTGCCAAGCACGTTGTCCAATGTGTCCACGTAGATTACATGGCGGTCCATTACTTGAGGGTTTAGATTTAGAAGAAATATCTATTGACACTTTCAAAGAATGGTTTCCTATAAGTTTTGTACAACAACTAAAGTTTCTTAATATGTGTGGAAACTTAGGAGATCCTATTGTTGCAAAAGATACATTAAAAATTTTTAGATACCTGCGTGAAAATAATTCAGAAATGACATTGCAAATGCACACTAACGGAAGTGGTAGAACTAAAGAATGGTGGCGTGGACTTGCAGAACTAAAAGTAAAAGTTGTATTTGGTATTGACGGGTTAAATGACACACATGCATTGTATAGAATTAATACTAACTGGGAAAAGATTATTAACAATGCATCACAGTTTATACACGTAGGCGGAGATGCACGTTGGGATATGTTAGTGTTTGCACACAACGAACATCAAGTTGATACTTGTGAAAAAATGAGTAAAGAATTAGGATTCAAAGGATTTAGTATTAAGCACACTACAAGATTTAAAGATGGTAAGTTTGACGTACTTGATGACAACTACAATATCACACATACCTTATTGCCGTCAAGAAAGAGTCTTGAAATGATCGAGCCTGCAAAACAAGCAATGCAAGAAATACTACCTACAATTACTTGTAAAGCAAAACAAGATAATCAAATGTATATTAGTGCAAATGGTAATGTTAGTCCTTGTTGTTGGTTAGACTTAGAATGGATACCACAGCACTCAGCACAACGTATAGATTATATGGTAAAGATAGGTAAGTTTCCTAACCTACACAAGCAGTCCTTGAAAGAAATATTTGACAGTAACTTCTTTAACAAAATTAGTAGTTGTTGGACTTCAACTGGTATAAAAGAATGTTCAAAGCAATGTGGAAATTTTGACAAACTAAATGCACAGTTTGAAAGGAAAGAACATGTCTAAAACATTTTGCCCTTTACCTTGGATACATTTAGCAACACGACCTAACGGTGATGTTAGAGTTTGTTGTACTGCTAATGCATCAGGTGCAGGTATAGAAGATGATAAGACAGCAGGACTTGTTAAGAAAGACGGAGTCAGTATGAACTTGCGTGAACACACTATTGAAGAAGTATGGAATAGTGAACACATGCGTCGAACAAGATTGCAAATGTTAAATGATGAAATCCCAGAAAGTTGTCGCAAATGTTTTGCAGAAGAAAGCAAAGGTATTGTTAGTAAACGTCAATGGGAAACAGAAGTATGGAAACAACGTTTAGACATAGATAGCATTGTAGAAAAAACAGATGAACAAGGTAACTTGCCTGTTAATGTTCCTTACTTTGATTTACGTTTAGGTAATGTATGTCAACTTAAATGTGTTATGTGTAGTCCACATGATTCAAGCAGTTGGATTAAAGAATGGAAACTAAATCATCCTAAGTACACAAACAAAGAGTTAATTAATGATCAAAGTTGGAATGAGGACTTTGATTACACTTGGTATAAGAAAGGATCGTTTTTAGATTCTATGAAAGACCAAGCACAGCATATTAAAGAATTATATTTTGCAGGCGGCGAGCCTCTAATGATTCCTGAACACTATAACATATTACAATTTATGGTTGATGAAGGCCATGCTGAAAATTGTTGCATTAGATATAACAGTAACGGACTTGTATTAAAACCTGAACTATTTGTACTATGGCAACACTTTAAGGAAGTAACATTTAATTTTAGTATTGATGCGTATGGTGAAAAGAATGATTACATACGTTATCCGAGCAAATGGGCAGACATTGAAAAGAATATAAAAATACTTGATTCAAGTAATGCAAATATTAATATCAACATAGCATCAGCAGTACAGATGTTTAATGTAGCACACCTTGACGAACTTGCTGAATGGAAACTTGATCAAAGGTTTAGTAAAGTAAATGCACAAACACAAGGTGGAATGATTAGTACACACCTTGTATACTTTCCGTCTTATCTAAATGTACGAGTGTTACCAGAAGAGTACAAACAGTTTGCTAAAAAACGTATTGAAGCATTTATAGACAGACAAAAATTTAACACACAATGGATTCAACACCCAATGGGCCGAGTACGTTGGGAAGGTTTAATAAAATATATGATGGAAGAAGACTGGTCAGCAAAGTTACCTCAAACACTTGATTACATAAGAGTGCTTGATGAACAACGTGGATTAGACTACACTAAAATATTTCCTGAACTTGGAGATGCTTTATGCAAGTAGGATTAACAGGACACAAAGCAGGAATTGGAAAAGCATTTTACGAATTATACAAAAATGATTATGTTTGGGTACTGCTTGATAGAAATGAAGAATGGTCATGCGATGTAAGAGATACTGCAAAAGCATTTGATCATTTACGTGATGTTGATATCTTTATTAACAATGTTTACTGTGAAAATACACAAAGCACACTGTTTGATATGTGGAGTGTGTTTAATCAAGACAAAGATAAGTTGTGTGTAAACATAGGATCAGTTGTTGCAAATACTACAAATGATATTTTCTTTGAAGAAGATTACTACAAAAATAAATTAGAACTACACACAAAAACACATAACTGGAATAATTTAAGACCTGAGTGTAAAGCAAGTCTTGTTGTTCCTGCATTTTGTGATACAGACTTTGCAGGTAAAGACGTTTATAAAAGCAAAGAAGTATTAGAAGAATTAAGAACAAAGTTTCATTACTTTAAAAAACAACACAAATTACTAAAACCAGAATCAGTTGCAAAGGTTATTAAGTTTATAATTGATGAATGGGAAAGTGGAAACCACATCAATACATTAGAGATGAGAAATTGAAATTAGAGTATGTAGACATAACGAAAAAAGATTGGTTCCTTGTTAGTTGGACACTCAGCAACAAGTGTAACTATCGTTGTGAATACTGTCCAGATATTTTACATAACGGAAGTACAGGTCAACCCAAATGGGAAACTGTAAAAAACTTTGTTGAAAAATTAAAAGTACCCAAGACAATGTGTTACAGAATAAGTGGTGGTGAACCTACATACTGGAAACACTTTATTGATCTTGCAAAACTTGTAAAAAAGCAAGGACACTATTTTAGTTTTGTTACAAACGGAAGTCAACGTGTAAAGTACTACAAAGAAATTAGTAATTACACAGACGGATTTATTATTTCGTATCACCCACAGTACGCAGACGTAGAGCATTTTATTGAAATAGCAAACACGGTTGACTGTCCTGTTGCTGTACATCTAATGATGGTACCAGAAAAATTTAATGAATTAGAAAGCATTGCTAAACAGTTATATGAAGGTAGTGATAATCTTACAGTTGAGCCTAAGGTAATTGTAGACAAAACAAGTCAAGAACATGTAACAAATGAAGTTACAGTTTACACACCAGAGCAAAAAGATTTAATCAATAACTGGAAGTACAAACGAGAGTTTAACTTTAGTAATTTACACCGCGGAGAGTTACTACTAAATAATTCAGTAGTTACTGCTAATGAAATCCTACTACAAGAAAAGAATCAATTTAGTGGTTGGAAATGTTGGGCAGGTATTGATGGAGTAAACGTAGATATGTGGGGGAACCTATACAGAGCAGATTGTCAATTTGGCGGTGCGTTAGGTAACCTTGAAAGATATAAATTGCCCAATGAGCCTATTATATGTGGTAAAAGTGTGTGCAGTTGTTTAAGCGATATTTTTATAAGGAAGGAACACAATGACTCAAGTAACACGCAGAGAAGCATATAGAATTTTTTATATGGTAAAGGGCCACTTAAACGCAACAGAAGATTGCATCTTTGATTGTTACGATAGTTACTTTAAAAGGTTATGGAACAATAACGAAGCAATGCACAGAGAAGAAGGGTTTGAAGAAGCCTACAAAAAGGTAACAAATACATATACACAACGTGACTGGGATAGAACAGTAGGTTGGGGAACAGTACCAAAGGAATATAGATGCGAATAGTTGTAACAGGTAATCCTAATTATGAAGGCTTATGCTCGGGTATATGGGAAGCCTACAGTCGTAATCAAGTAGAATTTATTGGTAGATGGAATGACTGGGATCTTACAGATGCTGACGCAGTAGCAGAACACGTAAAAGATCATAATGTATTTGTAAACAGTCAATACGGTCCTAATGGCGAACAAGTAGAATTGTTACGTAAGGTATATGAAAAGTTTAATGGTGAACACATTATTAATATTTCAAGCACAACAAGTTATTGGGGTGACGGATATAATCCAGGCAACTATCTTAAAAACAAAACCGAACTTGATGAATTAAGTAAAAAGTATTCACAGTACGGAACGTTTGGTAGTAGCAAAATTCGTGTAAGCAATATTGCGTTTGGTCAACTTGCATCACAAACACAATTAGATAAAAGCACTAATAACAAAATTAGTTTGCTTGAAGCAGGTAAACTTGTTAAATGGGTAATTGATAGTCCACGTAGTTACAACTTACACTATATGGCACTTGATCCTATACAAACAGATCTTTAAGTTCTGGACAATAATCTAAAACACTTGTATCTCTAATCTTATCTAAGTCCTTAGTATAGTTTACAAACATATCTAATAGTTTGCTATTGTTTTGTTCGTACGTTATGTTAGGTAACTTGTGTTCAATACTTTGTAATACTTCATTAGGCAGTACACGAGGATTTAAGTAGGCAGGTTGTGCTACTACATTATTAAAGTATATACTCCAATTATCTTTTTTGTTAGCATCAAACCAAGTTTGTATTTTATCTAAGTGTGCAATATTATATGCCATCACAGTTACAGCAATAATAATTCTATCAAAGTTGTATTGTTTTAGATTGTTATTAAGTTGGTCAAACGTAAAGTTCTTTCCACCTCTAATGTATTCATAAAGTCCGCCAGTGCCTTCAACACTTACTGTCCATTTAGTTTCGCCAAAGTGTCCAGCAAGTTCCTGTACTTCTTCATCAACAATCGTACCATTCGTTGTCCAGTCAAGTATAACATTTTTTGCAACTCCTAAGTCTATAAATTTGTGCAATATTTTTTTATTTGCAGGTTCCATGTAAGGCTCTCCGCCTTTAATACTAAGATAACGTAACCCCATAAACGGAGTAGGATCTTCAAATAAGCGTTCTATAATCTGTTCGCTTTTATTAACATATCCAAACTCTGGATTGTCAATTCTTCTATGATATGGATTACCATTTTGTGCAAGTTTCAATTCGTCTTTGACCCAAGCACTTGAATTGATTCCATCACACATTCTACATTTTAAATTACAAATATTACTCATATTAAATTCCAAAAACTTAATATCATGGAAGTTTTTTGAGTAATCATTATTAGATTCTTCAAGCATTGGATTCAATATATCACGGAAGAATAATCTCCTACTATGACCTACTGTAGCCTCTTTTAAAGCACATTGTTGACACTCGGGCGGCAACACTCCATTACGGATACTATCCTTTGTGTATGACGCTGTAATGCTGTCTAAGACGGTGTTTAAGGGCTCTTGTAGCACGTTTCCGTAGCGTTTAGTGTACACACCATCAGGTACAATATCGCCGTTAAAACGTACCAAAATACTATGCCAGGGTGCGTAACATTTCATCGAATTTCTCTCCAAAAGCAGACCTTAAATCGCTTTCCAATTTATCAAATACTACACTGGGTTGATACACTCCTACATTGTCCCAATCAATTAATTCATATGAATTACCTTGAACAATAATGTTACTGAGTACCCAATCTCCGTGTGCAAATGGTTGTGTGGTGTTAATGTTTTCTAAACAAAAATTGTATATACTTTTTACAAATTCTGGTGTATGCGGTAGTGTGTTTGCTACAGTGCCTTCAATAATTTTAGTATCAATAAACATTCTGCCAGCGTCAATACCGTGATTAATAATGTAACCAGGACGTACTTCTTCCATTATATCAATATGGTCGTCAAGCCATTCTTGATTTGCAAAGTCCCATTGTTTACGATAAAAGTTTGCACCTTTATAAACACGTCTTAATTTTTCTTTATTCTCTTTAATTAATTCCATAAGCCTTTGCTACCTCTGGGATATATTCTTTTAGACTACAGCCTCTTTGTTTATCAAAGATAGATATCCATTTTTTAAATGCTTCTTGTTGAATAATATCTGCAGGTTGATCTACCCAGTACTTAAATTTTTCTGGACAGTATTGTTTAATTTCATCTGGTGCATTTTTTGTGTTAAGATATTCAGGATTCATTAATAAGTTATCAAAGAATTGAAAGTCATGTTTTTTACACCAATCAATAATTGTTTCGTAGTGATGTAAATTTAAAACTTGTATAGTAGGCCCGAGGCTTTTGTATTTTACTATCTCAGCCCATTTAAGCATATTAGTTTCTACTTGTTCCCAGTTACTACCCCAACGTATGTAATCGTTTACTTTACCAATACCGTCTATACTAAAACACATATTAACAGTTTCGAAACGTTTTAGTTCTTCATATATGTTAGGATTCATAATTGTAGCATTAGTATTAAAACGTACTTCAACTGAACTGTCTAACTTTTGTAAAAATTTATGAAGTCCTTTAACCATCATAGGTTCGCCACCTGTTAAGTATACTTCTCGTAGTTCAGGTAATGTGGCTAAGTATTCTCCACGCTCATCTGTGTACCAATCAAAGTTTGGAAAAGGTTCATTACCCCAAGGCGATTCAATACCTTGTTTAAGCATCTCTTGATGTTCTTTAGCAAGACTACTTGACACACCTGGATAACACATAGTACATTGTAGGTTACAGTTACTACCGAAACGTAAGTCTAAATGACTAACACCTGGACCATACTGTCGTGGTCTTGTACGTTGACTTGTTTCTCCGGCTTCTTCTTGTATTTTACATTTTTCACAAGCCTTGGGAAACAATCCGTTTTCAAATGTTGCAATAGCATTTTGATATGTTGCACTATTACGCCAGTCGTCTACAGTGTGTGTTGTTACATTTTCTCTATTAGTAGGTTCATTACTAATACAACACAA